ATCGGCATCCCTTACCGCGCGCTGGGTCGGGCGCGCGATGGCCTCGATTGCTGGGGCCTCGTGCGCCTGGTCTATGCCGAGCAGCTCGGCATCGCGCTGCCCGCCTATGATGGCCGTGGCTTCTCGGGCGGGCGTGGCCCTGCCACACGCGCCAGCGTGGCCGATACCGCTGCGCTGGTCGCCGAGGCGCAGCGCGCGTCGTGGCGCGAGGTGCCCGCGGCCGAGGCAGCGATGCTCGACGTGGTGCTGCTGCGCGTCCACGGCCAGCCGATCCATGTTGGGGTCGTGGTGGCACCGGGTGCGATGCTGCACAGCCTGGCCGGCCACGACAGCGCGGTCGAGCGGCTGGATGGGATGGCCTGGGCCAACCGGCTGATGGGGTTCTGGCGATGGTCGCCGACAACGCCCCCCTGACAACGCAGCTGGTCGCCTGGCCGCATCCGCTCCGCAGCGATCGGCTCGAGCTGGCAGTGCCGGAAGGCAGCACGCTTGCCGAGATCGTCGCGCTCGCGCGGCTCGATCCGATGCTCGCCCGCCATGCACAGCTCTGGCTCTGCGACAGCGACCAGCAGAGCGAGCCATGGCCGGTGCCGCGGGCGCACTGGTCGCGCGTGCGGCCGCGGGCCGGGACCATCGTGCAGCTTCGCGTCGTGCCGTCGGGCGGCGGTGGTGGCAAGGTTCTCCGCACCGTGTTGCAGATCGCGGTCATCGTCGCCTCGATCGCGCTCACCGCGGCCGGCGGGCCGCTTGGTGGGATCGCACTGTTCGGCGTCCAGGGCCTCGGCTCGACGCTGATCGCTGCCGGGGTGAACCTGGTCGGCGGGCTCTTGATCAACGCCCTGATCCCGCTCGTCGTGCCGAAGCTCGATCTCGGCAATCTCGGCGGCGGCGGCCGGTTCAGCAACGCGCTGTCGCTCACCGGATCGTCGAACCGGACGAACCTCTATGGGCCGGTGCCGCGCATCTATGGGCGGGTGCGCGCCTATCCGGTGAAGGCCGCCCGAGACTTCAGCGAGAGCCAGGGCGAGATCCAGTTCCTGCGCTGCCTCTTCGACTTCGGCTACGGCCCCCTCGACCTCTCTGACATCCGCATCGGCACCACGCCGATCGGTCAGTTCGATGGCGTGGAGATGGAGCTGCGCCCGGGCCGGCCGGACGATCCGCCGATCACGCTCTATCCGGCTTCCCTGCGCGAGGACGGCTACGCGCTGCGCGTCACCCAGGCCGGGGGCCACAGGTGGTCGAGAGCCGCGACAACGCCTCGGAGCTCATCCTCGACCTCACCTGGAACGGGCTGGTCTCCTACCAGCCGAACGGATCCGCCAGCGTCCACGCGGTGCGCATCCGCCTGGAGTACCGCGCGCTGCCCGCCGGCGACTGGACGCTGTGGGCCGAGGAGGACGTGGCCGCGGCCTCGCCGGGCCGCTACACCCGCGGCTACCGGGTCAAGCCAGCCGCACCCGGCCGCTTCGCGGTGCGAATCACCCGCCTCTCCGCCGACAGCACCGCGACCACCATCCGTGACGAGATGTTCCTCACGGCGCTGCGGAGCGTCGAGGCGATCGTGCCGGTGCGGGCCGTTGGACGGTGCCTGCTGGCACTCCGCATCCGAGCGACCGACCAGCTCAACGGCACCGTCGACCAGCTCTCCGCCATCGCCCAGGCGCTGCTGCCGGTCTGGGACGGCTCTGCCTGGTCGGAACCACAGGCCACCCGCGCACATGCCTGGGCCTATGCCGACGTGCTGCGGGGGGCAGCGAATGCGCGGCCGGTGGCCGATGCCCGCCTCGACCTTCCCGCGCTGCTGGACTGGGCCGCGCGCAGCGATGCCGATGGGATCGACGCGACGCACACCTTCGACGCGGTGATCGACTACGAGACCACGGTGTTTGAGGCCCTGCGCGACATCGCTGCTTCAGGTCGCGCGGCACCTGGGATGCGCGACGGCAAGTTCTCGATCGTGCAGGACGTGCCGCAGTCGGTGCCGATCCAGCACTTCACGCCGCGCAACTCCTGGGGCTTCCGCGGCAGCAAGGCGTTCAGCGAGCAGCCGCATGGGGTGCGCGTGCGCTATGTGGAGCCGGACCGCGATTGGACCCAGCAGGAGATCACCGTTTACGCGAACGGGTTCGACGCGGCCACGGCCACCCGGATCGACAGCCTCGAGACCTTCGGCTGCAACCGGAAGGAGCAGGCGAAGCGGGAGGGCCGCTATCACCTCGCCGCCGCGCGCCTCCGGCCGGAGGTCTACGAGCTCTCCTGCGATATCGAGAACCTGCTCGTCACCCGCGGCGACCTGGTCCGCGTCTCGCACGACGTGCCGCTCTGGGGATCCGGCTGGGGCCGCGTGAAGAGCGTGACGCTGGATGGCGATGGGAGGATCGCAGGCTTCGTGCTGGACGAGCCCGTGCCGGTACGCGCCGATCGCAGCTATGCGGTGCGCATCCGCCGCAGCGATGCCACCAGCCTCGTCGCCAGCATCACCGCAGAGGCTGGCGAGGCGACGGCGTTCGTGCTGCTCATGCCGCTGCCAGAAGCCGAGGGCTTCACCCCCGGCGACCTTGCCATGGTCGGCGAAGCCGAGCGTGAGACGGCGCCGCTGATCGTCAAGGCGATCGTGCCAGGGCCCGACCTGACCGCGAAGCTGGTGCTCGTCGATGCGGCCCCCGCGATCCACGAGGCCGACCAGGGGGCCATCCCGGCCTTCGATTCGCTGCTCACCCAGCCCTACGATCCGCCGCGCCGCACGCCGGGCGAGCCGGTCGTGACGGAGGTGTTCAGCGGCAACGCCGCGCTGCTGCGGGCAGGCGATGGCAGCATCCTCTCGCGCATCGGCATGCGCCTGCGCGCCGCTCCCGGCGACCGCGAGATCGGCGGCTTCCAGCTGCGCTGGCGCGCGGCCGGGTCGGGTGCTGCGTGGGAGGTATCCGCCGGGCCAGGGCCGGTGCTGTTCACCGCCCCGGTGCTGGACGGCGTCGCCTACGAGGTCTCCGCGCGCGCCATCGCGGTCGCCGGTGCGGCGAGCCCCTGGACCGACGCCGCGATCCATACCGTCGAGGGCAAGGCGGCGCTGCCCTCGGACGTCGTGGTGTTCCTGATCGCAGGACGGCGGCTCGATTGGTCTTCCGTGCCGGACCTCGACCTCGCCGGCTATCGCATCCGGTGGAACCGCGGCACCGACACCGCCTGGGGACCGGCCGCGCCGCTGCATGGCGGGTTGCTGACCGCGAGCCCGTTCACGATGGATGCCGCCCCCTCGGGGCGGATCACGCTGCTGCTCAAGGCGGTCGATACCGGAGGCCGCGAAAGCGCGAACGCCACCGCCATCCTGACCGATCTCGGCGACGCCGCTCTGGAGGGCGAGGAGGCCGCCGCCCGAGACTTCCGCGCACTCGGCTGGCCCGGCGTCATTGCGGGCGCATCGGTCGTCGGCGGCGATCTGCTCGCCGATGCTGATGACGGCACGGCCATGTGGGCGGGCGATGCGCTGCCCATGTGGGGCGATCCCGACGCGCCGATGTTCGACGATCGCTGGAGGGCGATGACCTACACGGACGAGGTCGCCTTTGCCGATCCGCCGCCCGGTGCGCGCGTGCTGTTGCGCGAGACGATCGAGGGCGACAGCGCCGCCGTGGAGTGGATGCCATCGCGGACCATGTGGAACGACGATGGCGAGCCGATCTGGGGCGCGTCCGACGATCCCATGTGGCCGGCGGGCCAGGGCGCGTGGGCGGCCTGGCCCGGCGTGCTCCCTGCCTCGCCCGGCTTCCTGCTGCGCGTCACCATCCCCGGTGGGCCAGTGCGGGGTGGCATTCGGCGGCTGCGCGCGGTGCTCGATGCGCCCCGCATCACCGAAGCCCTCGCAGACATCGGGATCGCCAGCACCGGCACGCGCCTGCCGATCCAGCGCAGCTACCGCGCGATCTCCACGGTGCAGCTGACCATCCAGGGCGGCACCGGCCGCAGCGTCGTCGTCGCGGACAAGGACCGCAGCCTCGGCCCGCTGGTCCGCGCCTTCGACCTCGCCGGCACGGCCGTCGCCGCGACCGTGGACGCCACCATCACCGGCTACTGAGACGCGCCCCCCCAGCGGCAAGGAGACCCACCGCCCATGGCCATGCTTCCCGCCAACGACGAGATGACCGGCGCGGGGGTGACCCAGGGCCAGTTCAAGGCCAGGCTCAACGACGTCCTCACCTTCTGCCGCGACGTGTTCGGCTCCTCGGGCAGCGTCGGGGCCGTGCGCACCGCACTCGGCCTCGGGTCGCTCGCGACCCGCAACGAGGTCACCCCCGACGATATGCCGACCGGGGCCGTGACCGCCGCCAAGATCGCCGATGGCGCGGTGGCGTCCGCGAAGCTGGCGGACGGGGCCGTGACCGGGGCCAAGATCGCGAGCCTGGCGGTCGGCAGCGGTGCCATCGCGGCGAGCGCGGTCACCTCGGCCAAGATCGCCATCGGTGCCGTCGGCACGGCGCAGCTCGCCGACGGGGCCGCGACTGCCGTCAAGATCGCGGACGGCAGCATCGGCTCGGTCAAGATCGGCGATGGGCAGGTCGTCGCCGCCAAGCTCGCCGACGCCGCCGTCGGGACCAGCAAGATCGCCGACGGCGCGGTGACTGCGGCGAAGCTCGCGTCCGGCGCCATCGCCGGCACCAACGCCGGCGGCGGCGCGCAGATGTTTCGCAGCGTCTCGGGCAGCACGCTCTCGTTCAGGTCCATCAGCGTGGTCAACACCACGTCCGGATCTGGCAGCGACGTCGCCGGCGTTGGCCTCGGCATCTCGCAGACGGCGGACACCCTCGTCCTGACCCTGACCGTTGCACTCTACTCACCCAGCACAGGCGGTGGCGGAGGCACCTGCTTCATCGCCGGCACGCGCGTCACGCTGGCGTCCGGCCGGATGATCCCGATCGAGGATGTGCGCATCGGCGACGAGGTGATTGGCGCCAATGGTGAGCGCAACCGCGTCATCGCCCTCGACCGCCCGAGGCTCGGGCAACGCTGCCTCTGGGACGTCGACGGTCTCATCACGACCTCCGAGCATCGCTTCTGGACCGATGATGGCTGGCTGGAGCGGCCCCCAATTCGACCGGACATGCGGCATAGCCCGGAGGGCCTAGGTTCAAGCCTAGGCGCACGCCTATGTCGAAGCCCATCGAGCGCGTTGAGATCATCACCGGCA